CACATTTAACTGTCATACCTTCGGAAGACGAGTTAATCGATACTCCCTTCGGACAACTTAGTTGTCCAGCTGGAAGTCCTAGATGGCGATACTGGACCCGTAAGGAACCGTATCTCCATTATATGGATATCCCCTTTGGAGAACCCATACCATACGAGGTTTTTGCTGAGCAAAACCTGTATTATCAAGGATTTGATGAAGCCATTGGCAATCAAATCGTTGTATGTGCCTATCTTGACTTTAAGTCGTGGTCTCAGACCGGATTAGGCATCCCTTGCCGAGTCCTGACTGTGCCAGAACCCGGGTATAAAGCCAGAATAGTGACCACCGGTCCTTACTGGCTTAACGTACTCCAACAGGGCTTAGCCCATATGTTGAAGGACGTGCTGAAGGGGCACCCCTCTGCGAGGAGTTCCCTTCAGAAAACTGATCAGGCGTGGCAGAGTCTTCATTTAATGAAGAATAAGGAATATCCAAAGGAATTCCTTGCACTGTCATCAGACCTCAAAGAGGCCACTGACCATATACCGAAAGACATTGCTCTGCATATGCTTTCTGGTTTTATACAAGGTATTGGTTTCCAATCACGTCTGGTACAGACGTGTCTAGAACTACTACGTAGTCCTAGAACCTTTATATCCGCTGCGGGTGTCTCTGAGAGACAAACGCGAGGCGTAATGATGGGTGAACCCCTCACAAAGGTGATTCTTACCATCCAAAACCTGGTAGTAGAAGAACTCGCGTTGCGAGACTACCTAGGCGTTAACTATGGGACCTCATTTTATGAGAGCCCACGTTGGCGTACCTACCATGTTGGTGGTGACGACCATTTAGCAATCGGACCTCTCGAGTATCTCGAGAAAATCACTGCTAATCATACCCGAATGGGATCTAAGATCTCTTGGGGTAAGCACTGTATGTCCCGCATTACGGTACTATACTGTGAAAAGTTGTTAGATATCAGAAATATCTATACACCTTTTGACCCGGTCAGAATCAACGATTCGACCGCGGCCTATGAGAGTTCACCTTTCGTAGATTCAGTGAAACTCCGATTATTAAGTCCAGCTTCCAAGTCTTTTGACGTTGTTGCCGACAGGAATGTCGCAATCGGCAAAGGGCTTTCCTTAGGAAGAACCCTGAGATGGCTTAACAGAGACCATTTCCCCACTAAGTGGGTGAAAATGGTTAGGAATCGATTCTTTCAAAGAATGGGTTCCTTACTACCAGATCGCTCCTCCGGAGTCTTCTGGCATTTGCTCCTCCCGACCTATTGGGGCGGGATGGACCTTTGGCAAGTTGAGGATCTTCCAGATCTCATTGCCAAGCTCCCCGAGCCGTCTAAGACGACTATCGAGGATTACATTGACGATAAGCCTTTGGCTATCGACAACGTTAAGCTAATCAGGAAGTTCCTGACCAACTTCTCTTATAGAGGGTTCCGTCTCAACGAGACGGAGGTGTCCGCTATGCGATCGCACCTTGAGCAAATCATTGGAATGCTCCCAGTTTCAAACTGGAGTGCGTTAACTAAAGAATATGACCCTGAGGGTCAGTTCTCTAGTCAAACCTTGGCAGAGATGATCTCTGCCGACGGTTGGAAGGAGGAGGA